CGTGCCGATGTACTGCAACTGGCCGCCGGTCTCCGACGCGTAGACGTTGTAGCGCGCGGTGCCCTCGACGGCGTTCCAGTAGATGTAGTTCTCCCAGTCGTCGGCCTTGCTGTTGACCATCTCGAAGTAGGTCCGGTAGGCCGCGCCGCCGCTGGTGTAGGTCGTCGCGTCGGTCGTGTCGACGTAATTGCCATAGAGGTCCAGCAGGTTGAACGTCGTGTTGTCGACGTACTCGGCCCGGAACCTGCGGCCGTTCAGTTCTGTCATGCCGCCGACGGAAAGGATCTCAAGCTCATCGCCAGTGCGGAAGCCGTGGCCGCGGCTGGTCGTGATGACGCACGGGTTGGCCTTCGTGATGCCGGTGATATCTGCCCGGTAGGCCGTGGCCGTGACCAGAGCGAGGAAGCTCTCCTCGCCGGTGTCTGCGCTGATCGCCGTCACGCCGTACTTGCGCGGCTGCTCGTAGCTGCCGACCTCGGCCCGGGCGCCGCTGGTGTAGGCCGAGAAGCCGCTGGTGTCGATGCTGGCGCCGGTGTCGCGGTGGATCAGGGAGAACGTCGTCGTCGACAGGACGTCGACCTCGTAGACGAAGTTCTTGATTTCGTCCATGCCGGTGCCGGCCCAGATCCTGACCATGTCGCCGTCCACCATCCCGTGCGCGGTGCTGGTCGTGACGACGCCGGGGTTGGCCCGGGTGATGCTGCTGATCGACAGGTAGCCCGGGTCCGGGCTGTTCTTGGCCTCGGCCAGCAGCGACGTCGGAGCCGGGTGGTCGGGCACGAAATCGATCGCGGCGATGCTCCAGTTGTCGTTGTCGAGGCGCACGATCTCCTGCGGCGGGTAGTCGGGGTGGACGATCGAGATGACATCCCCGGACTGGTCGTAGCGCAAGTCGAACAGGATGCTGTCGGGCCACGGCGTGGCGATCTCGTAGACCTTGGTCGCGGTGCCGCCGCTGGCGTAGGCGGTATAGGCGGTCGTGTTGACCGCGACGCCGTCCAGCGTCTTCAGGGTGAACGTGTTCGCGGTCGCGTTGTCGACGATCAGGTTGCGCCCGTTCAGCTCTTCCATCCCGACGACGCCGGTGATGAAGATCTCGTCGTCGTCGGAGAACCCGTGCGCCGTCGCCGTGATCACGCCGGGAGACGCCTGCGTCGCCGCGGTGATGGTGGCCGTCGACGAGCTGTCGAGGATCTGGGCGCCGTCGGTGTGGAAACGTGCGTACTGGTTGCCCAGCTCGATGATGAACGTCTGCTCGGTGTTGAACTCGAACGGGATCAGGCGCACGGTGTCGCCCTTGGCCCGGGCGACGAAGCGTTGGCCGGGCCGGCTCTCCAGAGACCCGGATACCCGGGCGAAGAAGTTCTGCGCCAGCTCAACGGAAACGGCGCGCTTCGACAGGTCGATCCGCGCGCCGATAGGGGGAGATATCTCACCGCCGACAAGGCTCGGCTGGATGAACTTGGTCATCAGGCCCTCGCTTCAATCCACGACGCGTCCCGCCTGTGATCGTCTTCCACGCCCTCGTTGGCGTCGTCGGCCCGCGCCATGGACATCATCCGGTCGGCCTCGTTCCTGAGCCCCTCGGCAAGACCGCGGTCTCCGGTCAGGGGCACGGCGAGGAACTGGGCCAGCCGCATGCTGAACGCCATGACGAAGCTGGGGTCGAACCGCGCGCTGTCAGTCACGCGCGAGATGTACCGGAACTCGGGCTCTTCGACGTCGCAGACGATAACCTTCACGTCGTCCGAGTTGAGCATGATGTCGAACTCCAGAGGGTCGGCATCCTTGCCCAGCGGGTTGACGATTTCGATCATCTTCAGGCAGTCGCTCGGGTAGACGAACATGTAGGTCCACAGACCCGGCACGGTGCCCGTGAGCTGTGCCGGGCTGTCGTGCTTCACGGCGAACTTCCACGGGTGCTGCCTGAGCACCATGTCGCGGACGTCGTCGAACAGCAGGTTGACCTGCTCTGCCTCAGGCGTCGCCTCGTCCAGCGAGGTGATGTCGTAGCGATCGCCGACGTGCTGGAGCGCCAGCTTCGCGATCTGGACAGAGCTGGCCATTCATCAGTCCTCGTCGAGCTTGCGGCGCCGCGCCGACATCTCGGAAGCCGGCTCGGGCATCGGGGGCGGAGCGACGGCCTGCTCGTACTGGGTCTCGTCGACGACCTTCGGCTTGATCGGCTTGGTCACCTCGGCCTCTTCCAGAGCGGCATCGACTTCGTCGCCCTTGATGATCCGGGCGCTGGCCGGCAGGCGGCCCTTGTTCTTGAAGGCGTCGGGCAGGACGTAGGGGATGCCTTGGTTCTTGCCGAGGCCCATGCGGCCGTAGGCGGGATGGTAGAAACCGGACTTGTCGAAGACAACGGTAATGGACATGGGGCTTTCCTTCGTTGGCTGGGGAAAGGGGGGCCGTCAGGCCCCCCTCAGGTCTTAGCTGGTGGCGTCGGCGTAGGCCTTCCACTTGTACGGGTCTTTGGTCAGGAACGCGTTGATCGCGCCCGCCGTGACCGTGGTCGTGGCGATCGTCGACAGGATGCCGAGGTAGCGCTCGTAGGGCCGGCCGGCCCCGGTGGGCAGCGCGCCCACGAAGGCCACGTCGCCGGCGTCGAGATCGTTGAGCGCAGCGTCATCGGTCACGAAGGTGCCGGTGTCGATGTGCACGGTCGCGGAGCCGTCAACGGCGATCGCCGCCTGAGCATCCGACGCCAGCTGGAACTTGATGGTCCCGGCCGCGCCGCCCGTGATGATCGACGTGTCGACGGTGATGACGAGGTACATCGGCTCGCCGTCGCCCAGATCCTGAGGCGTGGCCCCAAGATCGATTACGTCCCCGACGAGCGCGGTGCCGGCACCAGCCGCCACCGACGTCGCGTCGCAGAACTCCAGAAGTTCGTCCATGATCATGTCATGTCCTCCTTACGAAACGGTGGCTTCGTTGGTGCGCAGGGCATCAACGCGGCGGATCGGGTACCCGCCCCACGAAGTTTGCATGGTGCCGCCGACCATCTCGGTCGTCAGCGTCGAGTTGGCCACCGCGTTGGCGGTCTGCCGGCGCAGGAAGCCGAGAACCTGCTTGTCCATGTACCAGACGCACCGACCGAACGAGGGGTTCGGGATCTCGGTGAGAGCCTTGTGCATGAGATCGTTCAGGTCCGCGCCCGTCGAGATGTCGTTCGTCAGGAGCGAGCGGTCGATGTTGGCGATGCGCACGACATAGCGCCAGTCGCGGACGCAGAGCCCGGCATCCCAGCGATAGTGCGTGCGGTACGCCTGCATGCGGCCGTTCGAGCCGTCGGCGTTCTCGATGGTGACTTCGCCCAGATCGCGCTGCTGGATACCGGCGGTCGAACCCTTCGGCACGATGCCGTGCACGGTGTTCGGCGACCAGCAGATCAGCCAGATCGAAGCGTTGTCGGAGCCGCTGCCGCCGCCGGAAATGATGTTGTCACCATTCTCGGCCGAGAGCGAGTTGAACCGCGGAGCGAGGCCGGTGAACTCTTCCGGCGCCGTGGCTTCGTCGCCGTAGAACAGCGTCGCGGCCATCTCTTGGTTCATGCCCTCGATGTGCGGGCGGTCTTCCTGCAGGCGGAACGCCGCAGGGTCGCCGGCCATATCGACCAGCGCCTTGTCGACTTCGGCATAGTCTTCGAGCATGCCGCAGTTGTCGGTGACCTGCACGGCGCGGCTCTTGGTCGGCTGGACGCCGCCGTAGAGCTTCCGCCAAGTCGGGGTGGGGAGACCGGAACGGATCGTCGAGCGATGGCCGGTGGTGAGGTTGCCCTCGATCCACGTCATGTCCATCAGGATCTCGTTGGTCTGGTTCAGGATTTCGACCACGTCGGCAATCGAGCCGTCCGGGTCCATGACCTTCGCGAGGTCCGCGAGGGTGGGGTTCTTGACGCTGAGCGTGGCCATCTAGCCCTCCTTTACGCCGATTTGTCGAACATCGTCGGGTAGAGCTTCTTGAGCGTCCCCTCATCGTCGACCTTGCTGTCGCCTTCGATGACGGGGGGCTCATCGAGCGCCCGGCCGATGCGGTTCAGAAGCCGAAGCATGGCAGGATGGTTGCCGAGGGCCAGACCTTCAGGGTTCTCGGTGCTCGGGCTCTTCAGGAGGGCTTTCAGCTCGGGATCTCCGTAACTGTTGACCACCTTCTGAGCCGTCGCGATGGAAGCCTTGAACTGCTCCCCGCCGATCTCCTTGTCAGCGCGGGCGGCCTCTTTCCAGCCGTTCACGCGTCCGTGCCAACCCTCGACAGCCGCCTGTTCCATGAGCTGTCCCCGCTGGATGTCGTACTCGATCAGCTTCTGGAACTGGTCCTGAGACAGGCCCATCTCCTTGGCAGTCGTGCCGAACTCTTCCAGTCGGCCCTGAAACTCTTCGTTTGCGTCGAAGCCTTCAGGGGGGTCGAAGGTGTACTGGTCTGGCACCCCTCCATTCCCGGCAGCCTCGTCATCCGACAGCAGGTCACCGGCGTCTTGCTGTTGTGCCGTATCAGCTGCTGCCGTGTCAACAGGCTTCTGCTCGTCAGCAGGTTGCGCCGGGGCGTCGGCGCCTTCGTCGAGGATGTCGCCCTCTGGGGCTTGAGTCGCTTCCGTCATAGCTGATTTTCCTCCAGCATCTTGATGTACATGGCCGGCCACGCGTCGCGGATCTCGCCGAGTAGACGCTGGCCTACTGCCCTGCCGCCCTCGTTGAAGGCTGTCGTCTGCTCATCTCCGGGCACAAAGCTGGGCAGCTCGACATGGCAGGTGTTGAAGATGAACTCGTACAACCAGCGCCGCCCGCGCGGCTCCTTCAGGATGTAGCGGATGTCGTTCTGGACATCCTGCTCCTGTTTCTCCGCGGCCCTGACCTGTTCGGGATCGGAGCTGTCGTAGACGACCTTGCGCGCCATGTCAGATCACCGACTGCCGTCCGCCGCCCCCAGTGGCCTGCAGGAGGGCCGTCAGGGCGTTTGGACTCTGGGTATCCGCTTCCGACAGAACCTTGGCTCCCTGAGCCGCTGCGAGCCCCTGCTGCATCTGCTGCTCCTGTGCCGCGGCCTCGGCGCGCTGCGCCCGGAGCGCCTGCACCTCCTCGCTGTCGCGGGTGATGCCCGGGCCGTTGCCGAGGATCTCGCTGTACTGGCGCAGCGCCTCGTCGCCGTTGAGGTTGTCGAGGATGTCAGGCATGACGGCCGCGAGGTTGCCGGCGAACGCGAAGGTGCGCTCGATCCCGGTGGCCGCGACGGCCTCCTGAGCCTGCGCCAGCAGCGAGACGTACTTGACGTCGATGTCGACATCCATCAGCGCCTCGGGCGTCTCTGGCAGCAGGCCGGCCTCGAAGGAGAACAGGAACGCGTCCTCGATCAACGGGTCCAACAGCTCTGTGTTCAGGCGCTGCAGGACCGGGCCCAGCAGCACCAGCTTCTCTTCGTGCCGCTCGGCCACCTCGGTCGCCGTCATCTGGCGCCGATCGGAGTTGATCATCATGGCGAACAGGTCAGCGTAGAAGCCGCGCTGGATGCGCTCCTGCACCTCTTGGATATCCATCATCAGCTCCTGCACGCGGGGCTGGACGAGGTAGGCAGGCTGGAACCCGTTGTTGCCATTGACCGGGTCGACGTAGGTCGTGCCGCCCGGCAGCACGGTCGTCGGTTTGCCCTTGAGAGCGGTGGTGGCGACCATGGGCGGGTCGACCATCTTGTCGATCGCCTGCGCTTTGCGCTTCTGTTCGTGCTGCAGCTGCTTGATGTCGCCGAGGTACTCCATGCCCGGGCAGGTGCCGTAGACGTCGCCGCCCAGCACGTCCCAGCGCGGGACGTAGGCCGGGAAGCGGTCGAACCCGCTCTCCTGCAGGAAGATGTCCTTGTCGGCGCCGACCTCGAAGTAGACGTCCATGAACGCGCGGTTGCGCCCGTCGCGCCGCGTCAGGTCGCGGTCCTCCTTGCGGCGCGGCTGGATCATGTGGATGATCTGGATGTTCTCGTCGTAATTCTTCTTGTCCCACAAGGACTTAACGGCCTTGCTGACCTTGTCCCAGTCTTCCTCTCCGGTGACCTTGTTGATCACGAACTGTTCGACGATCTGGGAAACCGTCATCGTGAACTCGCGGCCGAGCGTGTTGACGCGGCCGTACTCGTCCTCGGCGATGACGTACTCGCCCGCCGTGAACGGGCGGTAGTGGATGACGTCCTCGGGATGGCGGCGCCGCAACAGGGCGTGCGTGCCGAAGGCGCCAAGCTCGGTGTAGCAGGTGGCGAGGCTGTTGTAGCAGTTCGACGCCGCCAGCACGCGGCGCACGACCTGCTCCGCGATGCCGAGGTAATCCTTGACCCCGGGCATGTCCATCAGGTCGTCGTCGACGATCAGCCTGAACCACGGCCGCGCCGGGCTGGTCATGCCCGACATCAGGCCTGCCTGCAGCGTGCGCAGGGCGATGCCGGCGGTGTTGTCGATGATCTTGGTGTTCCGCTTGCGGCCCTTGGTGCTCTGGCTCTCGACGAGGTAGCGCCCGCGCCGCGGCAGCAGGTAGTCCGAGATCTCGATCCACTGGCCGCGCCAGCTGGAGCGATCGGTCTCCAGCCGGCGAAACCGCTTGAAGCACGCCTGACGCTTGCCCGTCAGGGGGCCGGATAGCATGTTTTCAGGCGTGACAGCGATCATGGTTCACATCCCTGTCAGGGCTTTGAGGGCGGTCTGCGCGAGGCCTCCAGTGGTGTCGCGGGGGGCCTGTTTTGGGGGGGCGTAAGGACGCAGGCCGCGCTGAGCGGTGGTGACGCTGGTCGTGCCGCGGGCTCCGCCGACGTTGCGCACGATGCCGCCGCCGTAGCTGCCAGCGGCCATGCCGACGCTGCGGCGCCCGGCGGTGATCGAGGCGGCCTCGGGTGCGACGGTGCGAGCCGCGTCAGCAGCTGCGTTCGCCTGCACGGGAGGCGCGGGCGGGTTCGGGGGCGGCGGCGGCGGGGCCGGCGCCTGCACCACCTTGGTGCGGCCGAAGCCGGGAAGGGTCAGGTTGATCATGGTCAGCTCCCTAGCAGCTGCTTCTTGTTGGCCCGGTAGGCCGCGGCCTTCTGTTGCTCGCTGGCGCCAGTCTTGTTGGCGCCTGCGGCGGCGGTCAGCATCGCCCACAGGTGCGCCGATGCCGGGTTGCCCTGCATGGGCGCCCGCTTGGGGCGGGCCTTGGCGCCGATCTTGTCGGGGTTGAACGGGGCGGGCGCGGCGCTGCGGTCCCCGGTCATGCCGGCCTTGATGATGCCGCCGACAGGTGCGTTCTCCATGCTCCCACCTGCGGGCTTGGGCCGGTTTCCCGGGTTCATGGGGAACGGGACGCCAGACTTGTCCCCGGTCACGGCGGCGTTGAGGATGCCGCGGATCGGGGAGTTGGCCATGCGATCAGGCGGCGTGTCGCTGCCGTCCTGCGTCCATGTCGGGCGGAGCTGGCCGAGGCCGCGCCCGAACTTGTCGACCGGCCCGGTCTGGTAGCGCAGCATGGTCGGGCCGCCACCGGGCAGGGTCAGGTTAAGGCGAAGCTGCGCCATGCGGCGTCCTCCTGTACTGCCAGCCTGCGGACATCCTTGCGCAGCTGGTACGGGGTGATGGCCCAAGACCTGATGCCGCACACTGCCTTGGTCAGGGCGACGCAGTTGTTCAGCATCACGGGCCACAAAACGAGCGGTGGTTGCCGCTCGATGACGTAAACTTCATTGCCGCAGTCGCGGGCGTAACCGACGATGTCGAAGTCCGCGGCGCTTTCGACGACGATTTCATGGCCGTCTGCGCCGAAGTTGTGGCTGACCCAGACGTTGGCGCGCTCGTCGAGAACCATGCACCAGACGTGCCTGTAGCTGGGGTGCAGGATGCCCGCGCCCCAGTGGCTGTTGACCGAATTGAAAGCGACGATCGCTGGCTTCATGAGAACGGATCATAGTCCTTTCTGGTCTCGGTGTACATGCCATCGTACCCGGGGCGGTTCGGCATGACCGGCAGGGCGTAGGTCAGGGCCAGAGCGTCGGCCAGATCCGGGCTGCGCAGGCCGCGCTTCTTCATGTCGTCCTTGGCTTCGAGCTTCAGCAGGTTGGTCACGGTGTAGCCGTACTCGACGCCGCTCAGATCGCTCATCAGATCCTGATCATTTGGCAGGCGAACACCTTCCTTCAGGGCTTCGCGCATGTTCGACCACATCTGGGCGCGCATGTTGGCGAACCCGTGCTGCGTCGGCTTGGCCCCGAAGTTGATCTCGATCACCTCGACGCCGAGCTGGCGAGCCCTGTCGATCACGCCGCCGCCAACGCCGCCGCCGTCGATCATCACCGCGTCGGGCCGGTACTGGCGAGCGAAGCGCGCGATCTCGCTGGCCAGCGTCATCGTGTCGACCTTGGTGTAGCGCTTGAATCCGGGCGTGCTGCAGTCGCGGCCGTGCCGCATGTAGATCACGCTGTCGTCGTCCCCGAACCGGGCGACGTCGACGCCCATGATCAGGGGGTCATGCGGGCCGACGTAAATGTCGCGGTCGACGTTGTGCTCGATCAGCGACATCGGGATGAACTGCAGCGAGCCGGCATCCGGGAACATTCCGCGGACACGAACCTTGAAGAAGTCGCTGTCCTCGCCGTAGTCCTGAGCCCACTGGTCGAACAGGGCCTTGTTGGTCTGCTCGACGGTGCGGCTGTCGATGTGGCGGCGGTTGTAGCGCTTCGAGAACTGGCCTGCCATGTTCTGAAAGAAGCGCCCGGTGTTCCGGGTCGGGTTCCCGAAGTCGAACACCATGGGCTCGCCGTCTGTCAGGCCGCCCTCGCGCACCTCGAAGATCTTGTCGGGCACACCGGACGCCTCGTCGAAGATGTAGAACGGGGTCGAGTTGGCGGCGTGCAGGCCGGCGAACGCTTCGCTGTTCTCTTCGCGGCAGGTCTGGGCGTCGCAGCGCCACTGCTCGCGGTAGTCCTGATGGTAGTAGTTCATCGAGCCGGCGCCGCTGTTCAGGTGCCACCAGTGGCTGGTGATGCCCATGTTGTGCCACTTGGCCAGCTCGGCCCATGTCTTCGTGCGCAGCTGCTCGCCGGTGTTCGCGGTGACGATGCCCTTGGCGAACGGTCTGGTGTCCATGATCCAGCGGATCAGCCACGCGACGAGGGCCGACTTGCCGATCCCGTGGCCCGAGGCGGTGCTGTACATCAGCGGAGGCACGGCGTGGACGCCATCGAAGCGACGAGAGCGCACGGCAGCCCCGACATCACGCAGGAACTCCTCCTGCCATGCTTGCGGCCCGGAGCGCCCAGTGAGCGGGCCTTCGCCCCATGGGTACGAAAACAGGACGTGGCCGAGCGGGTCGTCGTAGAACTGACCGATCTGCTTCGCCAGCTCGCGCTGTGGGTTGAAGCCCGCGTTCACGGCGCCCCTCCTAGACAGCCTGCCACAAGGCCGGGACAGCCGCCGGGGTCCACCCAGCGAGCGACGTATGCGCCTGCAAGCAGCGGTAAGTCGCGCCCCGATACGTCACCTCGTCCCCGACCGCGTAAGCCACCCCAGTGGCCCATTCAGGCGTGGCAGGCGGGTCAGGCTGGACAACCTCGGCCCAGCCCTGCGGATACTGCGTCGGAGACCAGACGTTGAAGTCGATCAGGCTTTCGTAAGTCACGCCGCCGAACTCGCGCTGATCGCCCGTCATCACGTTGCTGAAGGCCCACAGGCGCGGATCGGACCAGTTGTTCGCGACACCCAGCACACCGCCCCACAGCGGCGCACCGCCAGCCTGCACGGTGGCCCGCAGGTCTTCCGGGTCGAGGATCGTCACGCCCTCGCCGCCGACGCCAGCCACGCCGTCAAGGACAGACACGGTTCCTCGTCCAGTTCCGGCTCACCGTTCTCGGGGATTTCGTCCAAGCGGAGAAGCGCGAAGAACCCGGCGAAGTTGGTGACGACCGGGTTCTCGGGATCGGTGTTGTCGATGGACTTGGTGACGACGCCGCTGGGATGGTTCCACCAGAGAAACGTCCCGACCCGGTGGGTGTATTGATACTCGCCGAAGGTCGGGCTTTCCGGGTCGGTGTCCTGAACGTTGTCGCCCAGATCACGGGCGTCTAGCCACTGGTGCAGCGCGAACTTGGTTCCGGCGTGGAGGATCAGGTCGATGCTCATGTCGTCGCCTCCTCCAGACCAGTATCGCCGATGTCAGCAGCCCAGACGCGGACTTTGCCAATGTTGCCCATGAACCCGCTGTTTGTATCGTCCCCAATAGCAAGGTCAGCCGTTTCAAGATTCGCCGGGAAAGATGTCGGCGTGGTGTCGGCCGCAAACGCCGCTCCATCTGCGGCCCCGTTTACAAAGGTAGACCCGTGTCTTCCAGCCACGTTAAACGAGACGTTTACACCCGGAGAATACTGATTTGGTCCAGATCCTACAGAATCTAGCACCCCATCAGATTGCATGAATGAAACTCGCCCCACAGCTGTTCCCGTTGTTCCAACTCTATATTGGATATAATTAAGTGATGGTGTCGTTTCTAGCCAGTTAAGCAGCCTAAACTCCGGGTTGAGGTCATTATCCGCATACGTCATCGTACCATCCATCTGGATCGACACGGCGAGGGGGTCGATTTCGCGGACGGAGATGTTGTCGATGGTGCCGGTGAATACACCGGACCTAAAAACTATATTAGAACCACTAACGGTCGCAAAAATAACCAGAGAAGCACGACCGGAGCCAGTGTAAATTTTATAAGAAGTAGGAGAGCCAGCAAGTTCAACTGACAGGTTCCCGGAAGCCCCAGAATAATCAAACTGGACTTCATAAACCCCTACGTCATACGCCGCCAACGTCGGCGAGAAGGCCCGGTCTGCCGCCGTTCCACTCCCCACCAAGGCACCGCCAGAAATTGTCCAGTTTGACTGAAGGCTCCAACCGCTCCCATCTGAAAAATCTCCGTCAACCATCACGTCCGCCCCGATCACGTTGGGCGTCGGCCACGGCATATTCGCCGCCGGGGCGGTCAGGGTTTCCGCAGCGCGGGTGACAGTCGAGCCGGATGTGGGGATGTAGGACGAGGGGGTGCTTGCCGCCTCAAGCTGCGCGTTAGTGACGGTGCCGCTCACGGTGCAGGTCAGCGTTCCGGCGGATGGCGTGAACGTCAGGTTGACCCGGTTGTTCTCGCCGGTCCCGGTGCCGACCAGCGGCCCGTCCGTAGATGCTCCCGAAAGCGTGATCGTCCCGGTGCCGGTAAAGCTGAGGGTGTGCGGAACCGCCGTTACCGTCACGTTCTGCGTGGACAGGGTGCCGCTGTTCAGAAGAAGGTTCGTCCGCGCCTCGGACTCCAGCAGCAGCCCCTCGTTCACCCAAGACGTGCCGCTGTAGACGTGATTACCCCGGCGCGGCAGATACACCGCCGCAGAGGTGGTGGGGACGTAGCTGTCGCCACGGTCGGGGTTGTTGACCATCGGGAGGTCGGAGCGGTGAACCCATGCTTGCTTAATTTCAATGGAAGACGCGCCATTCCCTTGGTAGGTAATGTTGGTGCCTTCCGCCATTTGAATAAACAGGCTTGAATTGTTGTTTGTCGCGGTGGCAACGGCAGAAACAGAAACGGTGATATATCCATCATCGTCAATCGTGCCGTCTTGCGGCGTCCCGCTCAGAGCAATAGAACCGTTTGCCGCTGTTGAAATGAACTCGCCTGTCCCCCCGTTGAAAAATGCACGAAGAGAACCATCGTGCGTTCCAAGACGGACACACATATTCCGCGTCCCGACCACGCGCTTGAACGTGACGTAGGCCGTGCGCTTTGCTTGAGTCGTGGTGAATGTATCGGAGATGTAATGCTGGCTGTTGCTACTGTCCTCAACCATGATGTTAGACGAAACGCTGACGTTGGTCTCCACCCACTCGCCGCCGGAGTTGAAGTTCGAGCTATTCACCAGCAAATTATGCGGTGCCCACTTCAACACCCCATCGCTGTCCACCATCGTCCGCAGGCCGTCGCCGCTGTAGGTCAGCGCGGACGAGAACGTGCTGGTGCTGCCGTTGACGCGGTATGTCTCGTTCACGAAGTCGAGGACGAGTTCGGGTTCGAGACCAGCAACAGCGTAGGCGCTGAGGGAGCCCCCGCTCAGGAGCCTGCGGCGGATCAGGACGGGGACGCCCATGGGTCAGTGCCCGACGACGCGTGCGTAGACGTCCACGTCGGTGATCGAGGCGCCTGCGCTGGGGCGAATGGCGTGCACGGCCGTGGCGATCTCTGCGTACCCTGCCGCGGTGAAGGTCACCTCAGATCCGCCCGGGCTCGACAGCAGCGTGAACCAGTTGGTGCCGTCGATCGTGCCCTGCATCGTCAGGGTGTCGCCGAAGGTGCCGGTGACGTGGATCGCGACCTGCGCGCCGCCGCTGGGCAGTGGAAGAGCTTCACCGACGTCGCTGCCGGTCACGGTTTCCCAGACGTGGTTCTCGTTGTCGGTGCGAGCCAGACTGATCGTCGCCATGCTGATCTCCTCGATGCGGCGCCGTTTCCGGCCTGTGTATCACGAAACACCGGGTCAGGGCAACGGGTCGTACTGGTGCTCGGTTTCGACGATGGTTTCGCCGTGCGCGTTACACGCGGTCTGGTCGACGCCCGGCAGCCGGCGCAGCCCGCAGATCTGGCAGATCTCGACGCTGCCCTGACCGGGCGGGGGAGGCGCCCAGTCGTGCCCTCTGGGGGCGCTACGGTTCATCAGTGACATCGACCACCTCCGCGTCCTCGATCACCTCTCCACGCGCCGCTGCGAGCTTCTGGCGGCGTTCCTGCAGCAGGTTCAGCAGGTCTTGGTTCACGACACGCAGCTCGGCCTTGAGTTCCTGCGGCATCGCCTTGGCGACCAGCGACGCGAAGGCCTTGGGGTGCTCGTCTGCCAAGTTCATCAGGTACTCGACGCCGCCCTTGTTCTCCAGCGCCTCGATCACGGCCTTGCGCAGGTCGGTGACAGGCTTGAAGCCCTTCGGACGGCCCGGCCCGGGCCCGGGCAGGTTGGCCTGCTGCCCGGTGCGGAAGGACGGGTGCTTGTCCTCAAGCTTCTGTTTCGCCTTGGCCATTTGGTTCGATTTCGTACTGGTCTATTTTGGTCTAGCTTACAGCCAATGGTCGCCCCGCACAATCCGCTGGATCTGCGAGCGGTCGACGCCGTACTCCTCGGCCAAAGCCTTGGTGCTGTTCGGGCCATTACGCACTCCGCGGACGTGACGGCGCCGGATGTCCTCGACGTCGAAACCCGTCAACTTGGCGCGCGGGTTTTTCCGGCCGCGGACGTCGCGAGAGAAGTTTCCACGGCCCTTCTGATCGCGATCCCTGATGTTGTCCGCATGCGTCCCAACGCGCAGGTGGTCAGGGTTGATGCAGGACGGGTTGTCGCAGGTGTGCATGACGACAAGATCACCTGCCAGTGCGCCGTCCCGCCCCTCGACTACCAGCCTGTGAACGCGGCGGTTCTTCGCCTTCACGTCTCCGGGCAGCTTGATGCACGTCACCGGGTACCCGTCCTTGTCCCGGTGGCCGTGCCAGACAAGACACGGGCCAACCCAGCTGGCATACTTCTCGATGCGGGCTTCAAGCGGAAACGCGGTCATGGTGCGCGCGCTCCCCGGGTTTCCGCCCACCACAACGCAATCAGCGCCGCCTCGCTTATGCCTTCGTTGGCGAGCACATCCCAAAGGTTGGCCGGGCCGAAGCGAAGCTTGCACATGTCGAGACTTGCGCGCTTCGACTGTCCGAGCCCGAAGTGCTTCTTCCAGACGGCTGGCGTGACGTAGGTCATCGGAGCCTTGAGGTACATCGCCATCGTCTCGACGCCGCCAAATAGCCGGCCGAACTGGAACGTGGAGCTGACGCCCTGCCCCGGCATCGCGTGCACCTGCTCGATCACGATCTGGTCGAGCTTGTGCCGGGAGATGTGCTCGCCGAAGAAATCCTCGAAGCCGTTCGGATCGAAGGCGCGCTTGCCGCGGTACTCGACGACCGGCATGCGGCAGGCGATGCGCATGCGCAGGTCGTCGCCCAGCAGGGCCACGCCGCCCTTGGCGCCCGGGTCGATGCCGAGGATCACTGGAGCCTCCCACGCATCAGCTGCAGCAGGATCGCATCGCGCAGCTGCGCGAACCTCGGCGCCCAGCTCAGGGCCTTGGCGTGGTCGCTGAACTCCGCGCCATCGAACGCAGGCCCGGGGTTCCAGATCAGGGGCCCATCGACGCCGCTCGGCAGCGAAGCCAAGATCGACATCCGGGACTTCACGCCGCCCCAGACGATGTGCCCG